GCGAGGACTCATGAGATTCTTACCAGGGTTTCGGTAGATGCGTGGACGGAGGCACTGTTCAAGGAATATCCAAAGGGTAACTGGGAAATAATAATACATGAGCCAATAGCATGGGAAGACCACAAGGACAAGTCTGCGGAAGACTTTCCACACTGCACGATAATGGTTGTATTTGAGGGTCTTAGCGGATCCGACGCACTTGGCACCACATCAATAAATTTTACAAACTCCAACCATAAATTTATGGTAATAAACGCATATGTGAACTATGTTGACAACAATCATATAATAATAAACAACGGAAATGCCGATTGGGCAATAGAATCATTGAATGACTATACACTGCAATCAGTGATAATTCACGAGCTTGGACACGCGTTTGGCCTTCTTCATTATATAAATTCATCACCCTTACCAAGGGATATGGAAGGTATAGAGGTGTCTGTCATGTATCCTCATCTTAGTATTTCCTATGGCAGTGTTGTTGATATAAAGTCCCCCGAATTGCAGATGATGGGCAAACTGTATGGGGAATATGGATGGAATGGTGTAAAGTTTCCGCTTGTCGTAAAGTCATGCAATTTTTTGCAGAATATAGCATATGATTGCAAGTGGTAGTGTGTCAACTGTAATATTTAAATAACACTTACATACTATAAATACTATGGGTTGTTGTGGAACTTCTTGTGAATTGGGTCCTAATGGATTATTTGTCAAGAAATCAAAAAGGAAACAGATAAAAGATGATGATGATGATAAACAAGAATAACTCAATCTGTAAATCATGTTTCTTAAAAAACATATGTGATGATACAACGTGTGTTCGTTTGAGTATTAAAAAGACCGACTAGCCGGGTCATTACTCCGGACTTCCAGAGCTTAGGAGCTGGCGTGCAAATTCACACTACTAGTCATATATATTAACACGTTCGTTATAGTTAAATTTTAAGTAAAGATAAAAAACACCTCTTAACACAAATAGCTACAGCTCGTTACAGTAAATAACACGCCTACAATAGCTATAACGAATATAACAATAACTGTTAACTAACTAAAAACTCCAGTATATACATTATACCTATAACGAATCATGTTACACTTATATTAGGAAATCATCATATATTATACATGAATCAAGAGATAGAAAAAGCAACACAGGTTGTAAAGGCATATAACAACATACCTGAAAACATGAGAACGTTGGAACTTAGGAATTTTCATACAAGAGCTCTAATTGTCATTAAGTTGGAGGAGATAAAATCGGTCAACAGACTGTACACACTTATGACATTCTGTTTTGACGAGATGATCCTGAAAGAAAAAAGAAAATGGGCATCAAGGATAGGAATGAGAATGCTTCGTGGAAAAAGAGGAAAACCATATGGTGGTGAAAACAAACAACCACCGATGACAAATGCCGAACGACAAAGAAAATGGAGGGAAAATAATCCACAACAATATAGAGAGAGTGTTAAAAGACAAAACAGACAAAGACTGTCACATTACTAATCTTTATATATCATTTTCACGTTTATCTATACATGAGTGCATGTGAATGTCCAAAATGTGATTGTGAAGACCACGGTGTTTGTAAGTGTACTGACTGTGAATGTGTTAAATGCAACTGTTAATGTAATTTAAGATAGAGTTAAATACAGGTAAGTTTATATTAGTCAACGACGTATATATATATTGGTTGTCAAGGATTACCCTTATACGGTATCCTTCTTAAACCATTCAGTGATTACTCATGTTAGAAAGAGCGTTAGAGACGTCATCTAACCACTGAAAATATTCATTTAATTACAAAAATTTTTCAAAAAATAAATTTATTTTCACTTTTTCAGAAAATTTTCAAATAACTTTATATACAGAGGAACATAATAGTTAATATGGGATTTAAGGACAGGTTTACAAGTGCTTATAAGGCTTTAACGTCAGTCGATAAAGGTTATACTGAAACTACATCCAGACCAGCCATTATGCAGCCATATATGGCAACTGATACAGGTGCTAAACTCCCAATTTTTCCATTTCCACTTATAATGATCTATGAGTTGTCAGATAATGTTGACGCTCTAAGAATTTCCATTGAAACTATCAATAGAGAGATGTTTAAGAACGGATTTGAGGTAGTTGAAAAGTACAAATACAAGTGTAACAACTGTGGAAAGGAATTTGACGGCAAACCATCCAAAAATGACTCTTTTGACAGAAAAGAAGGTCCACCAGAGGATGCTGACTTGGATAAAGCACCGGCAAAAAAACTTACACATGCAAACAAGATACTAAACAAGGCCGGAATGCCAAGTTTAAAGGAAGAAGACACACCAGCAGAATGTGATGACTGTGGTTCAGGAGATATTGCTAGACCAAAACCTGAAAATCGTAAAATTTTACAACAATTATTCACATGTTTCGTCAATAATAACGACCAAACAATGGAAGATGTAGGTAGAATGTTAGAAAGAGACTTGGAAGTTGCTGATAACTGCTATCTATTACTGTTAAAGAATTATTATGTTAATGATGTTACTGGTAAGATTGATAAAAAGAAGACAAAGATAAAAGAATTGATAAGAATAGACCCTCCACAAGTGGCAATAATAGCAGATTCAGACGGAAGGGTTGGATTTGACGACAAAAGAAATGCTGTATATGTTTGTCCAAGATTTGAACATAGAGATAAAAGGCTCACCAAACCACATTGTGATAGATGTGGTGCGGAAGCATTAAAAGCATTATTAGAGGTATCATCTGTATATTCAGTAGGTATACCACAACCAAAAAGAGTAATTTATGCACAAGGAGAGGTTATTTGGGTAGCAGGAAAATACAAACCAGGATTAATTTATGGTTTTTCACCAATTTATGCCTTATGGAGCAAGATAATGTCATTATCACATATGGATGAATATATTAGAAAATACTTTGACAAGATGCGTCCACCAAGAGGTCTTTTGGTTATTGCATCAAGAAACTATGAGACTTTTAGAAAGTCATGGAACACGTTGGAGCAAAGAGCAACAGAAGATCCTTACATGATACACCCATTATTGGTAGAATCTGACAAGGGAGGAACAGGTCAGGCAGCACAATGGATTGATTTCACGGGGTCCCTAAAAGAATTACAATTTATAGATATAAGAAGAGAACTAAGACAGATTATAGGAGCAGCATACGGAGTATTACCTCTTTACTTTGGAGAACTTCCATCAGGATGGGCAAATGAAGGAATGCAGGTTACAATCACAAACAGACATGTAAAGTGGTCACAAGACTTTTTAAAGACACATATTTTCGACAGATTGGCAAAAGAACTAATGGTTAATGATTGGACTTTGCGACTTAGAGAAGGTGAAGAAGCCGATGAACTCAGAGATCTCGAAATAAAGGCACAGGAGATCCAGAACAACGCAACCCTGCAACAAATGGGATTTGATGTCAAGAGAACACATACTGGAGACTGGGTTGTCGGAAAGGAGCCAACATTCGAACAGGTCATGCTGCCAGATATGGCTGCCATGGAACAACAGGCAGAACTTGGTATGGCCATGCAAGAAGCAGACCCAGAAGGACAGAAACAAGGAAGGGGTGCATCTACAACAGGTAATGGTGAACGTACTGCAGGATCAAAACAGGGAGGTCCTATGAACAACAGGCCAAGTGACCCAGGTGGTGCCGGTCAAGGTAGTCCAACTGCTGGAGGCAAACAGAGATCAGGTGCATTTAATTCGTCACAAAAATCAGAAAGTTCAATTGGGCATACTGAAGATTTCTGGATCAGAAAGATAACAAAAGACGGGTCGGTATCGGAAGATGATGCTAGAAACATGATCAAGACATGGGAATTCCAACACAAAAAATCGGGGACAATATACTTCCCAACAATAACAGATGAAGAAGAAGAAACATTACCTGGATTGGCAGAAACTGTAAGAAGAAAAAAATCAAGAGGCAACCCAACATATACAATAAGAAAAGAAGGAATGCCTGACATACAGAAAGAAGACGAATAAAATAACATTTATATATGGTTTAAGATATATAATACTACATGGGTAAAAAGAAAATTAAATCTACAATAACAAAGAATGAATCAGACCCAAAAAATGATGTATATAGATCCATACGATTTAAATCAGATATTAAAACCCTTATCGTTAGAACTGAGGTTGGTTATGATATGGTATTTGAAATCACCCCACAA